CCGCCGCCAGCATTAGCATCAGAAATCCAGTTGGGAAATGAAGTATAACTGAACAAATAGACAATAGACGCTACGCTGGGCGCTGATTGATGGAGTTGTCCCTGAGCGTCAGTCCATTCGTAGACTGCTATGTATTGCACAGAATCTGCGTTTGTTACAGCGTCTACATTCTGATCTATGTACGTCTGCGCGACGCCGCCGTTCAATGGATTATTAGCATATTGGCTAGGAGGAACAACCCCAAGTGGATTAGACGACGTTGTTAATACAATTACTTGTGGTCCTATCTGCGTTACAGAGACTGTCCCAGCCAGCGAAGATCCATTGATAGCCGCTGTGACTGCTGTAGCTACCTGCTGTTCATTCTCAGTCCCAACTAGTGAAACCTGAATACCAGGTAATGGAACAACATAGTTATATTCAGCATTATACCCAAATGGATTGGGGTCAGATCCCGTGCCAGCGACTGTAAACCATACGTATCCTGATTGAATCTGCGCTGGTGTTTCTGGATTACTAATTCCAAAAGTGAAATACTGACCGCCTGTAATCAAGTTAGCAGGACACATATCAGCACAGAATGAAGCATTTTGATTTACTTCGAGTTGTGCTGATCCATTAAAGATTTGTCCTACTGCAACCTGACGGTTTCCCGCTGGTAGCGAAATAGCAGTATTTGGTGCGCCTAAAATTGTTAGCACCTGTGGAGTCCAGCCGCTCACACTGGAATTGGTATTTGCGATTAGTGGATATCCCTGGTTACCACCCTGAGGTATAGGATTGTAATTTACGAAGTAATTACTAAAAGATGGCGAAGTTGGAGAATTGCTCCCGATTACTCCTTTCATGGCAGTACAGAGAGCAGTTGCCGTTTCCGTTGCAGTCATTGAAGCAGATATGTAGACAGGAATTCCTGCAGGGTCGGTGGGACCAAAAGTAATTGCTGAATTTTTGAGTGTAACTGAATTCCAATTGCCAAAGTCTAAATCTACCACGAAAAAGAATACAACTGGTGTAAATGAACTCGCGGCGGCATTAATGGCATACGAATTGAATAGTAAATACTCTCCAGGAGTAATCATCGGAGTTTTAACTTGTACTCCAAACTGATTTACATATACATTCTCAAGTGGACCCCCAGGATTCGCTGGGTTATCAGGAATATAGACATGATTAACTTGCTGTGGTCCAGCGCTTCCAGTATTTTCAGTCTGATTAACTCCACCAAATAAAGTATAAGTGCCCCAGTTAACTAATGGGTTAAGATCACCGGAATCCGCTACAGCTGATGTAAACCAGGTGCCAGTTATATCTCCAATACTATTTATGTAATTTGAGATTGAATCGATATCTGAACCATCTGCTAAGGTAGAAACAGTTATAGTTCGAGTGGTTACATCAATCGAATAACCTGGCAGAGCGCCGCCGCTAATAAGGATTAGTGTAATCCCATTTCCGCTAGCGCCTGCTGGAGTAGCTGTTATAATTAGTCCCGCGCCATAGACTGCGCTTGATACATAAACACTAGCTGGATTCGCGGGTGTTACGGTTCCCGCAAGACTAGCAGTATTCGCCTGCACATCAGTGACTATGCGTATGTTAGAAGTTAGCAGGCTGCAGACAGGAGCTTCAGGGTAAACATTGAACCCGTGCTCAACGAGATTTAGACCGTCGTATCCATATACCATCGAGCCAGTTGTAATAAGGCTATTTCCTCCAAGTTGGGTAGCCTGAAATGTCGAAGCTGTTTCATACTGAACATTAGCGACTCCAGCAACTATGACTGGAACTCCAGCGCTTGAAGTCAGATATATCTGATTGGTGCAAGCAATGGTAGTTCCAGACTGAAGCGCAGGCATTCTTCCATTGGATGGCGGAGGCCCAGCGTTATACTCGAACGCCTTGCCGACAGCTGACATTGGATATTCTGCGTAGTTCGACCCCAAAATACCAACAGCATTTATATTCGACATCAGGAAGTGTGTCTGTTGAACCTGTGACGAATAAGTTGCTAAAATGTTTAGAGTAGTTAATTCTTGTTCATACATTTGATACCAGGGCTGAGAAGATAGTTGCATATTTACGAAAGGCAACTGCACTGATTTTGTGCCACCCGTAGTAAGCCTGTAAAGTGAAACGTATCCAACGGTAGTCGCGCTGGTAGGAGGATATTCTACAAAGAGTAGCGCTGTGGTATTTGTACCTCCCGTGGGATCCTCATTTATAGCGGTCATGCGGACTAGAGGGACAGTTGATTCCTGGCCAAGACTTGTATTTAACCCAGTAAAAGCGTGAGTTGATGAAAGACCAGAGGTATAGAAATACGCATTAACTTTAGCAACACCGCTCGCTAGGACAGCGTAACTAAGAAAAATTCTAGCGCCTATGGCAACTACATTCAAAGCAGAAACGCTTCCAGGGTCTGTTTGGACATTTGTAGCCGCTGTGACAGACGCCAAGGTAGTCTGGTTGTACGTTCTAAGTTCTGTTACGAATTCTCCTCCAGACGAATACGTATCGGCGATTACAAGGAGGTTATTCGCTATGCACGCATCGAAGGCAGTGAATGGAGTAAGCGCTTCGAACGCCATCTTTGTAGCAGAGATTACTCCGTAGGGAGCATTCAGTGATATTGGAAATGCCCAAATATTTTGTGTCAAGTCTGAACATAGGACTACAGGCCCTATAGTACAAATAATCACTTTAGGATTAACTAGAAGCGTATTGTTAGTTGGATCCTTTAGAGTGGATTGAAAATACGTCGCTCCTGTTGTAACATCAACTAACTTAACGTTTACTTGTCCATTTTCTTGCCAAGCGTAAATAGCGAAATTCCCCGATACTGCCATATCTGGACAAGAACACGAATTTACAGATGACGCTATCTGATTTTCTGAGAATTCTAAACTTGGGCAATTTCCCTTTGGCACCCAACCTGCGGTTGACTGCCCATAGAGCGCGTTGCTAAAAATAACATCTAACTCATTATTGAACTGAGTAATATATTGTGGAACTAGATTAGGAAGATTCTCTGATTGAAAATTAGGAACTGCCAATGTATTAGTTAGCAGGGCTGTGTAGCCATTGCGCTTGTGAATCTGCCCTAGGCTACCTCTATCGAAGACTGCGTTCTGCAGTTCGATAAATAGCGGGTTCTCAATTAGGAACTCATGGTCCTTCGTGTTCAATCCCGCTTGTAGTGGGATATCAATAATCTGCTTCTGAAGAGCCATATTAGCTCGCTGCTCCAGCGCCCATGGTTATGAAATTATACACGTATGTATTCGTTGCAACTGGAGTAAATGAAGAATTACAATAAACTATGAATGTCGCGCCGGTGCTTCCAGTATAAACGTTTACACACGTTAGTCCAGTAATGCCACTTAGTCCATCAGATGATCCGCCGTAGCTTCCAACTGCTACGAAAGCAGTGCTAGCATACGCTTCAGAAAGCGTAATTGTGAACATCGCCGTGGCAGCATCGAATGTTGTTGGAGTAGCCTCTGCTGTGACAATTACTTGGAATCCTAAATCGCCACCAGTTACAGCTACGCTAGGGCCAGTCCCCCAACTACCATCCCCACTAGGCGAAGCTAGAACTACAGTAGGTGTCGTCCCACCGCGGCTGCTTCCTGTTGGAATCATGTGACCGGTCGTTGCGTTGATTTCAAGCTCAACAAGATTTAAACTACCATCATACCCAATATTAGCAACTTCTCCAGATGAAGCGCCTGCTTGAAAACTGATGATTTTACCTGAAGTTTGTGCAGTAATGTTATTTATGATGCAGCCAGTTCCCGAGGTTGCGGCAGCATTTCCTTCAAGCTTCAGTGCCGTGGATCCTGTTGTTTCTTTGATAGCACCGACTACACCAACTGTTGAACCGAACGTTGCAGCCCCCGTGATCGCAGCAGTGGTAGTAACAACAAGATTAGTATCTGTAGTTAGTGAACCGCTTGCAACAATGTTTCCAGCGTAGTCAATGGTAACTGCATTAATAGGGCCAGCTTCTCCTGTATTCTGTACTTTAAGCAAATAGCCTGAAGACATAGCTACACTGTTAAGAAGGATCGCTGCAACGCCGCCGCTCGCAACATTGGGACTGATACTTATCGTCCCGCCAGATGTATACGAATTAGCTGTATCGAACTGGATCGTGGGGCCTGACAATGTTCCGCTTGTAGTAACTGTGCCTGTGGCCGTTAGCGCACCAAGACCGGTAATCGAATAACCATTGAACGGTAGGTTCGCGTTGATGTTGATCCCGGCAGTTGGGACCGGGTTATTAAGCGAGTAACACAGACTGTCAATCAGGTTAAGATCAGCTGCAATAATGTAGGGATAGGTCCCTGGAGTTGTGTTGTTCGCAGCGTCGGGGGTTATTCCTCCGACAGGAATCGTCAATCCCAAAAATGTTGTCGCCATTTAAAACTCCTTGCAAAAAATGTGTCTTGGGGTTATACTACAAAGATGGAAACGAAAAGGTGTTGCGGTGTTAAAACGGCGGGAATTGAACCTCATATTTGTGACGTTACTGAGTTTTATGTGTCTAAACATAGCGATAGAAAAGATGGGCTTAGTAGCCGATGCAAGAAGTGCGCTTGTATTTACGATAAGATCCGTTATTCTATCCCTGAAGTAAAGAGGTACCGAAGAGAAAATAAGATGGTTCAGAAGTATGGCATTACGCTTGACGAATGGGATAAAATGTTGATTGCGCAATGCGGGCGGTGTGCCTGTTGTGGAGATGCGTTTAAAAATATTGGTGAAGAGCCGAGCTTGGACCACGACCACGGCACTGGCAAAAACAGAGAGTTGCTCTGCATTAACTGCAACGTAGCCGCTGGTTATCTTCTGGACAGCCCGGAGCGGTGCCGGCTTCTGGAAGTTTATCTTATTAAACATGGCAAGTAGTTCCACTTACGGTCCTCCCGGCCTTATGAAGTTGACTGTGCTATAAAGAAATACAGGCCAATCACCAGACCAGCCGTCGAAGCCTGTAAGATTATTGAGTTGCTGGGATTCGGATTCTTAGATACGTTGTTATTCGTGCTTGATGTCCAGACATCGCCAGCTTGGTTCTTAGAGCATTGCAGGTACTGGACGTTAGTAGACCCCAAGCCATGGACTACAACTAGATCAGTCTTAGCCTGGGGAAATGTTACACTTTGAAATCCACCAGTAAGCAGAGCGTTAGCTACTATAGGATTTAGAGTTTGAACAAGCCGCTGTTCGATTAACGTTAAAGTCTGATCCTTAGTGTGAACAGGATTAAATGGAGGAATAGCCTGGATAGGAGGAGTAGCAGACGCCATTAGAATCCACCTGAGCCCCATCCAAATCCTGTATTGCCACCATTCTCAATCGAACCCCATCCAGGTGTGATGCAAACTGGATCGCCTGAATTCCGATTAGCAGCGTCGATTTCAATTCGAGCAATCAGCGCTTGCTTCTGAGCCATCAGGGCAGAGACATCCATTTCCTGTTTGACGCCAATTTTCATGGCGCACTCTAGAATTGGAATCATTTCCCAACCACAAATTCCATCAAACTCTGTGGCGAACAGGCTAAGTGGACCTTTATACGCCCAGAGAATTCCGTTATCCAAATTAGTCCCAGGAATATTCCACGTAGGAGCGGTTCCACCTGAAGTGCCTGTATTAAGCGACATAAAAACCTGCGTTGTAGCAACACCATTCGTTGGGGTCTGTTGAACAGTAATCAGAGATCCTGCGGGATAGCCCGTCGATGTTGCATAAGCTGCTGGCAACGTGTAGCAAAGAATTGGTGCTGTTGGCTGATATCTCATCCTAATAATTCCAGGAAGATTTCCTATATTAGGGATGAAACTCATGTTGTTCCCTTGAACTTGATATCGAATGTTACTCCACGGGACATAGGTAAAAGTAGAAGCTGAAAGATAAGAGTAGATGTTCTGCTCGTGAATATTATATGGAGAGATGTTTACGTAGTTTGACCCCGAATCATCGAGAGCAACATCTACAGCTAGACATGACTTGAAGTCCGCGGGGAGAGGATAAAGTGAAGTGCCGCTGGCGACTGGGAATTGGTAATAATTGAAACCATAGTTCTCAGCGAATTTAGAAAGAAGTAGTGACCAGAGTTCAGGAACGGCTACATTGAAGTAAGATGTCAATTCCTGATCGGTCACATTATCGTTGCTGTTATTACCAAAAGCATTCTGCTGTCCGCCAGCGTCTACAAGCTGACGCGCCATTAGGGCCATTTCTGGAAGACTGATTGTTCGCACGTTTCTCCTAATAAAAAGGCCCTGAGGAAGCCTCAGAGCCTTCTAAGGCATAATCTAAAGTGTTACCTAACCGCCCTCAACTTCTCCCTCAGCAGGGCTCTCATCTGCTGCAGTGGATTCAGCTGCACCCGAAGCCCCGCCGGTTCCACACATGTCGACGAAATCTTGAAGAGCAGATGCGAGGCTATTCTCATTGTCCATCTTGATAGCTGTTATGATGTCATGTGCAGCATCTGCGAGGTTTTGGTCGACAGGAGCTTCAGGGCCTTCGCCTGACATGCTGGGATCGGAGTCATCCGCTTCGTCTGGAGACGGGGTCATATCTGGATGATTCTTCGCCATAAGTAGCATAGCTAGAGCTTTAGGTGTTTTCTCGGCCATTGGAATTCCTTAGAGTGGCTGCGCTGCGAAGTTATTATCAGTTCCCATTTCGAGTCTGAAATGGATTTGAGTATTTTGGTTGCCAACTAGATCTGAAGCAGCACCTGTAGAGCAATTTACAACGTCTAGTTCAACCGTCTGATTGGCAAGACTAACTGGGCCAACTCTGATGGTAACGCCGGTAACCGCATTCAAAGCCAGGGTAGCTACTACATTCTTTAAATTGGACAGTGAATGGGTGAACGTAACAACAAATTTCCCTGCACCAGTCCTGGCGACTGACCACTCTGAAGGCGGGTTACCTGTAATCATACTATTAAATGCTATACCATTATTATAACATGGAGTGCCAGTGCCATTTGGCCAGAACCAGCCTCCGCGCATCTCCTCAAAGGTATCTACACCTTGAAGAGTATCTGCGTAGAACTTATTAGCCTGAAGTTCGTTTATGGTTAGTTGGGTTGACATAGTTTACCGAGTCTTTGAAATGTCGCCCTGAGTTGTCACAACGAGTTCGCAGTTAACGTTATTACCCGTCGCTGCGGCGATATCAATGGCAGTCCCAGACTGCGGATCGATGGTTCGAATAACTAGAGTCGAACCGATGACACCACCACCTGATGGTGCTAGAACAGCTGCTCCTAGTTGGCAGATGGCGCCTGAATTGGAAGTAGCTCCGCCGGTTAGCTCTGTTGCTGAGAGGAATGCTGAGTACGCGGTGGTTCCTGTGACTGTTCCTATGGTAACGAGACCATTTGGAGCCGTTGTATTAACATAGGTTTTAAGCAGGGTAGGAGTCGTTACCGTGGTATCTATCGTAAGTGTAACAGTCGTGAAACTGGAACCATAGGATACTGCTGTTGCTAGAGCAGAACCTGTAGCTACGACAACTTTAACAGCGTTACCAAGTGCACCTGGAGCTGCTGGACCAGCTAGGAATTGTGTAGAATCGGTATCAGTAGAATCTGTCCAAACATAAGCAGCATTGGTGGAAGTCGCTGAGCCTGACGCCAACTGAAGAGTCGCGTTGGCGCTGACGATCGACTTGAACTGGTTCTGGAAGGTAACAGTGTAAACACCCGTGCTAGTGTGCGCTATGCTAGCGACACCGCCGCTTGTAGTGGCATTTAGGACTGGGGCTGAACTGCCATTCGTGGGAAACGAGAAGGCAATCAGCTTCGTATACTTATTGAGGGTTTGAACTCGGGATGGAAAAAACCGGCTAATCCCTGAACTTGCAGTGAGCACCATTTTATTTACTCCTTAATTACTTCACAGCTATTTTACTTCGCTGCACCGAAGTGTGCAAGAGTTTCAATACCAGTAAAATTCTACTGGTTGCTAAACCCCTTTAATTAAAGGGGTAATAGCACGGCACAGCTACCGTTGGGCCGGTGGGTGGCTAAGTTCCAATATGCTTTCATCTGGATCTGGTAATTATCAGTCCCCTGAATTCGGAGGAAGAAGTTCCCGTCGGTCTCGTCTAGCTTAGGCACATCACCTAGGCTTAGAAGTTCCCAGTTATCATCGAGGATGAATGCAGTCATCGCACCAGAGTAACCAGCCGATGGCTCATACGTAGTCGCTGCGGCGACAGTGCTGTTAAGAACAGGAATGCACTGAGGATCAGCGATTACGGTAATATCACCAGCGTCGGTGGGGAGAGTAAGGCTGGAGAAACCAAAGCTACCATCTCCTGCTGGACCCTGACCCTTATTACCTGGATACATTCCCTGCGACTGAAGCTCTAGGCTGAGCTTGTAGAACGCGATGGGGTGCATGTAGCAGCGCTTGGGGCGTGAAGACACTTGGCGGAGCTGGGCGACAGCATTCGTTAGTGCAGCACGAATGGTGCCGAGATTCAGACCAGCCGAAGTGGCATCAATTACCTGCCCGTACTGCGCGCTATTACCATTGCGATTCACGCCGAAGAACGAACCCGTCTTAGCGCTGGTACTACCAGTATCAACCGGCCCACCTGGAACGATCCAGGCTAGAAGACCAGAAGCGATAGCATTCCCACTTCCACCTGAGTTACCGGGGAAGACGCCGTTAGCTAGAGTAGACGCTGCGAGAGACAGGTCGCCGTTGAACGCTAGGAACGACCCTGCGTCGATACCCGCGGTGCTACCACAAAACACGTGCGCTCCACCAGTCTCTGCAGTTCCAGTAGCAACTAGAATGGCAGGAGTTCCGCCCTGAGTAGCCGATACCTGAATCGTGCCCGCCGGGATATTAACGGCGATAACGTAGGCAACCTGAGCTACAGCGCCGCCTAGACCAGTTCCACCATCCGGAGCACCGCTGGCAGTTGCTGTGGTAAGAGCACCAGAGGTCGCCCACTGGGTGATCGAACCGGTTGCAGCAGCAGCCGCTCCAACGGTGCAATTTAGAACGTCATTAACCTGGAAGCGAGCTGCCGTCGGGGCATCCGATAGGGTAATAACGCCACAAAGTGCATTAGTAGTAGTGGTAACAGTCGAGATTGAAGAAATTTGAGCAACAACGCCAGTTCCGTCGCCATAGACTAGAGCAGCCAGATACTCCTTAATTCGCCGGCGCTTGGTCTCAGTTTCGAGAGCAAGGTCGCTAATGAAGGCGCCATCGGGATTCTCAGAGGCCGCGAGAGCTTCACCACCTAGAACGATCTGGCCGAATGATACG